ACCGCTTCATCTGTGCGGATGCGAGAGCCATCGGCACGAAGAACGTTTTCGTTGGTGTCGTAGCCCAACTCAAAGATGATGTCAGCAAGCTCATCGTACTCAACATCATATCCATTAATAGCATCGTTCATAATACTAGACAACGATGGATAAATTTCATTGTTGATAGCATTTTCGATGTAATTGCCAACTTTAAGTTTGATAGCTTCGTGACGCCAATCAATGTCACGAGAATCGTTGTTATCGTCCACCCGTTCAGCTCTATCGAGGCCACTATCATCGACGCTATCGCAGCCGCACTCGTCGCAATCATCGCAATCACCTTCGTTATAGATAGGCTCGCTGATCTCTTTGCGCTCTGGAGTAATGTCAGAGATAACTTTGTACTTGCTCACGCGCAGTTTTTGGAAAGAGCAGTCAGTTGGAACGCTCACAGCATCGGCTGGATTAACCTCCACAACGAGCAAACGTCCAGTTGGCCCAGCCCAGTTCTGAGCGTAATCAAAGCTACCAACGTGCAAGCCAAACGAGCAGTGATTGTCTTTGTTGTCGTCAACAGAGCGACGAGCAACTTCGATAGTAGAGCCAATAGCGTTCAAGATGTGACCTGATTCGTTCACTTTGCCTTGAACAACAACGGTTGAAGTGTTGCCGCTGCTGGAATAAAAATCATTTTTAACTCCTTTGTAAGCGAGGAAATTTCCTTCTGGCGTGATTGGAAGCGACTTGTAAGACAAGAACGAATAGAGTTCGTTGACTGAGTTGGCCGAAACGTTAGACATGAGATTGCTAATGAAGTTTAGCAAAGGCTCAGCATCTTTAGCTCCAGCCTTCAACAGCTCAAGCAACTTCGTTACAACAACGCCATGTAGCTTTTCAGTGCCATAGAACACTTCGCCATCAGCAACGTGAAGTTTGCCATGAGAGAAGTTGACGATCTTCTGCTCAACGCTCACAAGACTAGGAATATCGGCATAGTTCGCGTCGATCAAGGCTTTGCGTAGAGCAAAGAAGTTTGGATTAGACTTCTCGACGGTATAAGGACGACCATTAACGAAAACGGTAATGGAATCATCGCGCATAATGTAGGCTGGCTTATTCATATAGATAACTTAGTTTAGTTTTGTTGTTATTGTTTATCAATCAGGGAAATGTAATCGACCATGTTTTTGCAGTGCTCTTCGTTATGGTAACCATAGTAGTTTGAGAACATCATTACTATTGGATACTTCTTAACGAGAGCATCATGTTCAGCATCAATTTTAGTTTTGTCAATAGTTTCTGAAAAAGATTGGCGGGTCAAGCGAAGCAATTCCATAATACTCTCTTGTTCAAGAGAGAATTGTTTATCAGTTACAGGTTCAGTTCCGTAGAACATATTCAAAGGATGCTTCTTGTCAAGCCTATCAGCGATACTTTTTACGTAACTTCTAAATTTAGATGCGCGATAATTGTTTTCGAGATTTTGAGAGATTGCGCTACCGTGCATTTTTAATTGTTTTTTAATGTAATCCTCAACTAGAGTTGCAAGGTTGATTGCTTCGTCGCCCAAATCCGAATCATCTTGAACACCATAAACATAAGTTTGGTCAAGGATTTTCAATTCATGCAGCTTGGTAAAGAACTCGAAAGAGTGATCTCTGGTAAATTCTTGACCAGCAATCTCACAATAAAAGCGGCGATCTTTGTTTTGCAGTTTAACGTAATAAAACTTACCTTCTGGAAGGTTAGCTTGAGTAACAAAAGGCCGATAACCATAAATGGCTTTGGCAAATACAATGCGAGCCTGAGAAGCCTTCGCCTGATCAGATTTCAATTCTTTGGTAGTAGAAGAAAGGAAAATGCGATTGCAAGTAGTGTAAGAAGTTAAAAATGCTTTAGCTTCTTCTGGAGGAAGAACAACGACGGAAAAACCTTTTTTGTCTCCAAGAATTGAATTTTTTTGAATCCAGCGAGCTTTGGCGAAAAGACTCTTTTTTTTGTCCGCGATGAGAATACAATAATTGCTGTTAGAATAAAACAGTGAAGGACTAAGACTTCTCTTGTCGGAAATGCTAATAGTTCGGAAATTACCGTTGCGATTAACGCAATAACCATGCGTAATTTCGTAATGGAGGTTTGGCTGAACTTGAATTTTGTCGCCATTAGAGGCGTTAAAGATCATTGGTATATCACTAGCAACATTTTGCAAAACGTAATTGTCGCTAATGCTATTCACCTTGGCCATAAACTGCTCTACGTCTGAAATATCATTTAAAGTCTTTTGAAACACTTCTCTGATTTCATATTCAAGATTTGAGAAGAACGAAACGAGATTCTTTTTAGTGAGTTCGTTGTACTCTAAACTCTCTCTGGAGTGATGCAGAGAAAGCGAGCCAACAGGAAAGAAAAACACGAAGAAAGAGGCTGCGCTAGTACCTCTGAGAGATTTGTAGATTGAGAGCGAAGATAGTCTATCAGACAACATTTCAAGATTAAGTGGGTAAGAAATGCCGCCCATAACAATCACTGGAGAATCTGATCTACGATTATAGACGCTGCCATTATTAAGATGTTTTAATACACCCCAAGTGTTGTTCTTTATCACCCAATCAAGAGTTTCCAAAGATTGGATGCCAGAAGAAACAAAAGGCGCGGAGGTGAACTTTAAAACTTTGTGACCAGCTTCGATAAACTTAGCAATGTCTTCGTTTTTTACAGCAACAGAAATTTCCACACCATTTGGCTCAGTGGTAGATTCTTCTGCGAGCTTGGTAAAGCGAGTGTCGCCGCTTTCATCCACATAAACAGAGATAATGATCTTTTCGCCATCTTTGCAGGAAACTACGGTAAATGAGTCGGTATAAGACAAGGGAGAGAAGCGGCCAATACCGAAACCGCCGATTGCGTTGTTGCTGCCGCGCTTGCTAGAGCGGCCATACTTGGTGTAAAGGCCAAACAACTCTTCCTCAGACAAGCCGCTGCCAAAGTCACGCACCGAATAGGTAGGAGCAAGATACGTTGGAAAGCTGATCTTGATTGGAGTGGCAGAATTCGCCGCGCTGTTAGCGTCAACAGCGTTTGCCCAAGTTTCGCGCACAGTGGCGAGAATGGTGTCGGAATAATTGTTACGAAGAAGAGACGAAATGTAACGCATCTCGCTCGCATCAATGGTAGCGATTTCAGATTTGAAATCGTGAGACTCAACAACGTTTTTCTGGATGGATTTAATGATCATGTTAGCAATTTGTTTAGTAATTTAATCTGCAACCACTCTACCACACTTTTCTTATCCGTCAAGCGTTTTGAACAACTTTTTTTGAGTTTCTTTGAGAAAGTTCTAAAGCCTTGTTTTCAAGCCACTTAACTTGCGAAGAATTTTCGCAAATAACAGAAAGCACCGAATTTTTATCAGAAGTGTAGCTCGAAATCATAAACTCAGCGTGAAACTTGAACTGCTTCAAAAACTGATCTGAAACCTGCTCGTAAATGCCGTAAACTTCTGAGAGGTTTTTAGAGGAGAAAATTTGGTGTTTGGTGTTCATTTTTAATTGATTTTTAACCCGAATTTTGGGTCGTTTGCTTGCTGAATCATATTAACGTAATCGGCGAATTTTTCCAAATGAATCCACACTTTTCCATGCTGTTCAATCTCTTTGTCACTGAAACCTTGTGAGATCATGTTCATCATCTGATTTTTATTCAGCACCAAAAATTCAACCGTGTTCTTTCTGTAATTTGGGCAAATGATCGAGTAAAGATGTTCAGTGTGAATTTCTGTGCCAAGGTATTCTTTTTTGCTGACGGAATCTTCCAAGGGCATTGGCCCAGTCCTGAATCCGATCTTCTCTTTGAAGAGAAAGTCAGTGGTTCTCTTGGTTACTAGGTCTAGTTCTGCTTGAAAATTCATAGATGGTATTGTAAATTTAAAAGTTTGAAAATAGCTTTGTCTTTACCCTTGAGTTCCACGTCGAAGAAAACGTCTTTGCCGTAAGCGTTGGGCTTGCCAATCGGCATATCAGCGTGCTTGCGCGTGTCATTGACGCCCTCGGAAAAGTGGAATAAAGGAGCGGTGTTCCAAGTAGAATAAGCGAGGTTAAAGTCTTGTTCATCGGTGGTGCCAGCGTTGCAGAATTGACGATGAAGAGAGTCGTAGGTCACAGGAATTCCGCTGGTGAGGAAAAAATGTTTGCAGAGATTAGAGATGTTCCATGAGCCATTAACGTTGTCATTGACCTCAACAACTAAACGCGACTTTACGTTGTGTGGGAGCGTGTGATAATTGGCGAGAAAGCGTTTGGAAATTTCTTCGCAGTCACCATCTTGACGACAATGAATGTTGAGCGGTGAGCGGTAATCTTGGGGCAACTCAAGCAAGTCAAACAACTCAGCGTGAGAAATCAAATCGCGCACGCTGTTGCTGATTGCGTCAGGATTTTCGCTAGTGAGCGTAATGTATTCGGAAGGATGAGCGGAGATTCTAACGCCGCTAACTTTGATCTCGTTGGCGATTTTGTGCAAAGCGTCACGCATATCAGGCCAATCAGGTAAGTCTTGCAAACGAAGATTAACGCTAGGATGATTGATAACAGGCGTTAAGCTAGAGGACAAACGGTAGCCAGCAATGCCGTAGCTGTGGCAATGCTTAATGATCTGATGCGTAACGAAAAAGTTATTGAGAATGCGCCGACTAAGAATGCGAATAGCTTCGCTTCGATCTAAAGAGACGAAGCGAGTGAAAGTCATCGTCTCAAACTTGAAGCCTTTTTGTTCGGCAAGAATTTCAGATATGCAGCAAAGAGATAGTTTCATGTAAAAGAGCTAGATCAGAAAGCGTCTAGCTTGTCAATGGTTTTACTGGCCAAGGCTGAATTTTTGCAGTTCACTGATACGCAAGTTCAAACAGTCTGCTGGATAGAGATAAGGCTTGTGAGCAGGAGAAGATTCGTCCAGTTCTCCTTTTTTGCAGCTCAAAGATTGATTTAAAAATGATTTTTTATTCATGTAACCAAGAATGTAACCTTTAGAATAGTCTTTGAGAATACTGGTGAATAAGTAGTAATCGCACTTCTGTAAAGTATTGAACTGATAAACGGTGCAGTTGTAATGGGGCTTTGGCTTAACTGTTCTTTCTTTGGCTTTGATCTCAAAGCGTTTTCCTTTGTTTGACTTCCAATCAGAGTTGTAGTCTTCGTGAGAAATGATTTCGCCGCCAAGAGCTTCTTGCACCATTAGGTCAGAGATCATGGCGATTTTCCAGCCATCACCGTCTCGGATGGAGTTTTTTAATTTTGGCTTATCTTCCGCTAATTCTAATGCGGTTGCGACGAGCTGTGGATGTAAGTCTATCTCTATCATTTATTTGCCCTAAAAGTGTTCGCGTTTGGTTCTAATGTATATCTTATTTGCGATTTTTTAGTTCGTGTTTGAAATTGGCACGGACGGAGGGAATCGCACCCTCATAAGGCAGTTTTGGAGACTG